TTTATCTCATCCATTTTAAATTCTTGATATAAGATATCTTTTGTACAAACACATATAAGACCTTGTGTTATAGGACCATATTGTTTTTTGTGAGCTAATGAATATGCTGCAATTTGATAATAATAATCCTCTACAAATTCTTCTCTTTTAGGTTTATTACTTTGTTTAAAATCTATAATTGTAGGTTTATCATCATAAAGTCCTACCACATCAGTGGCACCTGCCCATTTATCCTCATAAGCTAGGCTGACTTCGTTACCCCAAACCTCTTTCAAAAGGTCAAGATTGTTTACTATCTCATGTGCCATGAGTCTTGCCTGAGCCCCCTCAGGAGAGAGATTTAAGTATCCACGACCATCTATGTAGTTTTCAAGAACATAGTGCATCTCCGTGCCTCTGAGGGCTGCCTGAGAGGTGATTCTAGCTGCCTCTTGATATCCTACTCTTTCTCTCCATGCATCTAGTCCAGCTTTCTTTTCCTCTGATTGAGTAGCTGATAAAATTGTTGTAACACTTGGTATTTTTTTGTTACCTACATTATAGGTCCGTGAGCCGTCTTCCTCTTGTCTAGTATACTTCTTATAGTTGTATTTATTTTCTCTTTTAAGATCTGTTATGTAAAATTTGTTTTTTTCTTTGATTAGACGCACATGGTCTTTTAGTTTAATTTTAATATAAGAGCAACAACAATTCCTATTAAAGTTGTAATAATAAATGCAGAGCTTGATATCATAATTTTTTCTAATCTATGAATATCCTCATGCAAGTCTTTTATTTTTTTATTAGTTTCTCTCTGCATGATAAGACAGAGCTTTTCATGATCATCAATACGTTGATGGGCTAAAGAATCTTTATGTGTTGACTTTCGTGGCACTTACAATACCTCCCTTGTTAAAAAGAGCTTCATATAAAGGTAGGTTTGAGCCACTTGCAGTTGCTCCACCTCCTTGATTAATAACTGGAAAGTTACTTGTACTTACATTTGGTAGAGATGCTTGATTATTGATTGATGCAGTTTGTCTATTTAAAGTTTGTTGCATATTATCTACTTGTGCTAATGCATTATCTCTATCAGATTCTGATATTAATCCATCAGTAAACATTCTACCAATTATTTGTCTATAAAGTACTGCCATTTTGCTTGGAGTGTTTTCTCCCTTAGCAACTAATTTTGCAGACTCTTTAAATATTAAATTAGAAAATTTTGGATTTAACATTATCTTTGAAGCAACTGCTGGAGCAAGAAGAATTCCTGCTGCTGGTACTATGCCCCCAAGATAACCTGCTAAACCAATTGTACCTGCTTGACCTAACTGTAATAATTGACCAGCTGCACCAGCTTGTTTTAACTGAATAAAAATACCACCTGGAAGACCTGGTAATCTAGATAAGTCTCCTTGAGCAAAAGCTAAAGTATTTTCTAAGTCTGTTAATTTTTTTGCTTCATCACCTTGAAATAAAAATTTTCTAAGTTCGGGTCTTTTATCTAGGGCTTTAGTAAATTTATCTGCATTATAAAATTTTCCAAATTGTTCACTACCACTTACAGATTCTGATAATGCATTTGCAAGGTAGTGACCTTTTACAGATTGTTTTAACATGTCTCCTTGAGCAACAGTTAATAATGGTTTACCTGTGTTAGGATCTACTAATTTTGGTATTGCATCTAATGCACCATCTTTTGCAACTGCTTTACCAGTCAATGCATCAATTTCTCTAAACATAGATTTAGCAGTCATTATATTATCTTGTCCCGCAACTTGTTTAAAAACTTGTTGAACTGCTTTTGCATCTTTAGATAATACTAAACCATCTTCACCAGCTTTTTTTAATAATGTATTTGTAATACCTCTTGTAAATACATCATTACCTTCTCTGAAAAATTTGTTTGCTTTG